GCTGAATGTCAGTCCTACTTTATAGTAGGTCTGCTCATTCAGCATATCTTGTCCACGGTTTTGATCATAGTTCCGAACAAATGATCTCCCCCCCTTCCCTCTTTTTGCCTGCAACCCCTCTTCCCCTGCATGGCATTATCCCCTCTTCTTGGGCTCTAGCTTCTTTTCCTATTCCCATCCTCTTCCCTCTCCCCCCCCCCGGCAACTTTCTCTTGTTTGCCGTTCTCGCGTTCCTTCTCGCGAGTTTTGTGCATCCCTCTTGGATGCACCTTTGGAGAGCTTATCTCCACCCGTGCGTCAGACTAAAAGTCTGCGCGCACCCGAGTTTCTTGCACTTTATTGTGCCTTTTGCCACTTATGTCAAAGTTGCGGTTACTGGGAACCTTACCCTTATAAACCCTGCAAACCGTCTGAATTGCTGGCGCTTGTGTTAGGTTTTTAACAAGTTACTAGTCATCGAGTTCGAATAACTTTTAACTTGGCCACTACACACAAACAAACACCCACCACACATCATGTCTCGTTCTGTAATGGAGCTCGTTCTATTCACTTTAATAGCCGCCACCCTCATGAGTAACCGGAAGGATCTTTCTTTGATCTGCTCTGCTCCATGGGTGTCCAGCGTAATGGCTGGATTCTGCCTATCATATCTTATCTTTTATAGGCTTCCCTTGATCGCAATATTGTGCAATCGTGTTAGCGCCCTCATAAGTCGCCCCTTTTTCGCTTTTGAGCGTCACAAATTCTTCAGGATTTGTGTCCTTCCCCTACTTTCCTGCATCTTTTCTCGCCTCTTGTCGCAGACCATTCATACTTCTCTGAGTATGCCTCCCCTGGTTTTGCTTCTTTTGGTCAACTCTTTTCTTTGGCTCGCTCTGTTTTGGGTGTCACCTCAGACCAGAGCAAATGTCGAGTTGCAGTCCGGTGTCCCCCCTAGGCCCAATTTTGGTATCTATGCACTCTTGGGTGTTAGAGATAGCCCCACTTGTGCCCTTTTGGAGGACTTCTTTATCTTCATCGTTTCGATGGCTCGTATGCCATCAGAAGCTCTTATTCACATAATGAATTTGGTTGTGAAAAGAGTTAGATCAACAGAGCTCGTGATTCGGGGTTCTCCCGAACTCTTGGCCAAGATGATCACTGAATCGCCCCATGTCAAGGAGTATCTTGATAAGGTGGCCAGTGGCCCCTCGACAGGTTTACAATCTGGCGACGATTCCGCTCGTCCAGACCCCACGACTCTCAACGGTTTCCTGTACTTCCTGTACAAGTGCAAGGCTTTTCTCACCGGCGACAAAGGTACCAGCCTCCTCAAGGCTGTCCTTTCCGTGTTTGCAGTTTTTACACTTGTAACGGATCCTTTCTCCTTTAGTTTCACCAAATATGAGAAAGCCAGTGAATCCTTCTACTCCAAGATGTCCCCCATCACTTCAACTTATGATTTTGTACGCTCACTTATTGAGGGCGTTCAATTTCTTGTTGACAGCGGCTACGCTCTCTACCACAACGGTTTTGAGTATTTCAACGAACTCCCTAGCATTGACGAGCGCATCACTCGTGTGGAGAAAATTGTTTCTGAGATTGCTAATCTCTCCTATTTCAATTCCACCCTGACTGAACTTGTCACCGAGATCGAGGACCTTCATTCCTTGGTTTCGAAAGCTATGCTCAAACAGTCTGCTCTTTCGCCCCGTTCTCCGGAGCGCGTCTTTTTCTGCAATCTTAAGCGTAGATTGGATGCTGTCCGTGTTGATCTGGATCTTAAGACACAGACCAACGGCCTGCGTAAGGCCCCATATGTCGTTTTAATTAGCGGCAACACCTCAGTCGGCAAGAGCTTCTTCGTCGACCTCACTGCCACCATCTCTTTTGCAGCCCTTGGGCTTCCCATGGACCGCAATCGCATGTACACCCACTCGCCCAATGACAAATTCTGGAGCTCATACACTAGCGACAACCTTTTCGTCAATTTCGATGAAGTCGCTTGCTTCTTGCCCAGTGTTGTCCCTGGTGTTGATCCCACGCTTGAACCTTTTCTCACTTGTTGTAACAACATCAAGATGACTCTGCCTATGGCCGAGCTCAATGAGAAAGGCAAGGTCTTGTTCCAACCCAGTGTCATTACGGCCACCACCAACACCAAGGACCTTAGCGCCCGCAATTACTTCAAGTTTGCCACCGCACTTCATAGGAGATTTGGTAGTGTCATCACTCTGATTCCCAAAATAGAGTTCTCTACGAACGCCTCAGTTAACGGCCCTGCTGATCTTCGCATGCTTGATGTGGTCAAGGCTAACGCAGCTCAAGTTCCCAACAAGTTCGATGACCTTTGGCTCATTCAGGTACAGAAGCCCATTATCAAGTCCAATGGCGATCCCGCTTATGAAGATGTTGGCGTCTTTGATATCCACCAGTACTCCGCTTATTTGGTCAAGGAGATCAGAGAAAACGAGGCTCAGCAGGAGTATATCGTTCAAAAGTCTCTCAGCATGTCCGAGATTTCCATGTGTGATACGTGTCTCAGGTTTGGTACTGCGTGTTCTTGTGAAATCCAGAGGGAGCTCCAGTCTGGCTTTGTCGATGACAACCCCACTTTGTCACTTGTTGGCGGATTTCTTGTTTTGTACAGTGTCGTTATCACCATGATATTGTTCAAGTGTTACGCCATTCTTCAGGTCTTTCAGGACCAACTCATTGGAGTTGCCCCCCAGATTCGGGGGGTCACTTCCGTTGTTGATTCTGTCCTCGGCTGGCATTCCTGGCTCACTTCTCCCCTTATGATCATCCCTTACATAACCTACCCCTATAGGTATGTTCGGGCTAGATTGGACTCGAGGTATGCTAGGACCATCGCTTTGGCCACTTTTAACCCTCCTCCCAGGAGTGTGCTATTAGTGTCACTCGGTGTGTTCTGCGCCACGTGCTTTACTTTACTTTACTGGCTCAAGAAGATGATTCCTGAGTCTGAGCTTCAGTTTGGTCAAAGTCACCCCATGTCCTCAGAGAATTTTGTCAAGATGAAAGCCAAGGAACCCGGGGCCAATGTGTGGATATCTCGCCATCTACCAGGCTTTGAACATCGCATAGCCACCACGAATGCGAGGAATCACAATGGTCCTGCCGGGATTTCCCAGTTCAATCAGAGGATTTTCAAGAATATTCTCACTTTTCGTCTTAGGACTAGTGAGACAACTTCTAGTCGATTCAACGGACTTGGCTTGGGAGCCAACACTGCTATAGCCAACAACCATTCTTTCCCTGAGGCGGCGAGTTGGTATTTGACTATAGTCGATTTTTCCGGCACTTTCAATATCAAACTGACGGAGGCTAACGTCACTCGTTTTCCTGAGCGCGACATCATCTTTCTCAATTTGACGTCTTTTAGGCTGATGACTAATCTTGGTGTGTCTGCTGACAAGTGGCACCCAGATAAGAGTGTTTTTCCCCCGGCTCCAGCTGATCCCAACACAGTGGTTGAAGGTTTTTACCACATTCCGAAAGTTTCGGAGCACACCATCGATCTGGACACCTACCCGGTTTCTACAGCCATCTCTGATATTTTCCAGCACGAAGATTTGACACACCCCGTTCCTTCTTGGACTGTGAAGTCTTGTTTCCCAACTTATAGGGGGGATTGCGGATCGGTTTTCGTCTCCGCGACACCATACCCTGCTATTTCTGGGTTTCACACTGCTGGGGACTCCAATGATAAATCCTCTGATAAGTGCGCCATCCAGCTGGACGGGCAGATGCTGAAGACTTGTTTTGAGCAGCACATCGCAAGGATGAAGTTGCCTAGTTTGAATTTCGCCAAGGCGTGCGGTCTTCAGGCTGGCCTCCCGACGACTCCGGTGAGGAGACTTCCAATCTTCGCGGCTCGTGATGATTTCCCTGTTGCCGGTTTTGGTATCGCTCCGCTTCACCCCAAGAGCCCCCTCAACTCTGTTGAGGATGGGCCTTATGTTGTGGCTGGTTCCATCGCCAGGGATGATGGGGAGAAATATTTTCGGAGGGACCCCGTTACGGGTGTCTGCGTTAGTCCTATGGCTGGAATCCTTGAGCCGGATCTCGGCCCACCCACGACAGGGCCACCTGTCTTGAGTGGATATAGGCCTAAGGTCGAGGCCCTGTCCGGCATGAGGGTCACACCGCTCAACTTCAATGAGGCTGTAGTGGATGCCGCCAGTACGTGTTTCCTCAACAAGACTCTTAGGGGTTTGGGTGAGCCTGATTTCAAACTTGGCAGGCTCGATCTCTATGATACTGTTAACGGGATCCCTAACGTGGGTTCAGTCAACCACATGGATTTCAGGACAAGTGCTGGTTTTCCCCACAACACTCCGAAGGGCAACCTCGTTCATTCCACTGACCCTAGGGGAGATCACCTGTCTGCTTTCTTGCCGGATAAGGTTATCATGGATGATGTGGAATTGCTCCAGTCCAGATATATCTCTGGTGAGAAGGGGGGTGCAGTTTTCACTGCCAATTTCAAGGATGAACCAGTGTCATTCGCGAAACAGGCCATCGCTAAGACTCGAGTCATTTTTGGCTCTACTTTTGCTCTTAGCATTGTGATTCGCACCTACTTCCTCCCCCTCATCGTCCTCATCCAGGCCAACTCCATCTTATTCGAGGCGGCTCCTGGTGTCAACGCGACGGGACCTGAGTGGACA